CCATCGACGTTGTTTCCAACCATCCATACGTTTGCAGGATAACCTCTAATAAAGAATTTTTGTCTGTCATTAGCAGTTATAAATCCTTTGCCAGTGTTTGTAGCTACTCCATATATAAAGTGTGTAGACATAGTTTCTTCCTCCTTTTATATTGTTATATAGTTTATCATTATTAAAATCAACTAGCTAGTGCTAACTGTTACTACGTTTAATGCAGATGATTCTCCAGTAAATTCTTCTGTTCTACCCGTATTATTACCAGCGCTATCAAAACCTCCTGCAGCATATGCAGAAGAAGTTGTGCCACCAGTTCCTCTAAATCCTGCTGTTGGGTTTGCCATTGAAGCTGTCGAAGCCCAAGAAGTTCCATTATATATTTCACATATATTCGTATTAGCTGGTGGATTATTAAAATCTGGATTTCCTGCTATAGCCATTGCAGCTGTTTGAGTTCCTGCTGCTCCAAGAGTTCCTCTACCCTCATTCATAGCGTTACTAGTTGTCCAAGAAGTTCCATCATAATGTTCAGTGTTACCTACAACTGTATAAGGTCCTGGAGACGTTGTGCTACCACCAAAACCAACTGCTGCTGTTTGAGTTCCACAACCAGCCATTAAAGTTCTTCCAGCATTTAAATTATTTTGTTCAGACCATGAGGATCCATTATATTCTTCAGTTTCATTTTTAACAGTGGAACCAGGCCCTGCTCCACCAAAAGCTAAACTAGCTGTTGTAGTCCCTGCCCCTGCCACATTATTTCTACCAGTTCCTAAATCTGGTCCTTCTGACCAAGAACTTCCATCGTATGTTTCATAAACAGTTGACGGTGAATCACCAGCAGAAGCATTTCCACCAGCAGTTCCTGCAGCTGTTTGTGGTCCAAAAGATGCGCCTGATCTTCTACCAGTTCCCATAGTTGCAGTGTCCGTCCAAGAAGAACCATTGTATTCGTAAGTTTCAGTATTAATTGGTTCACCACCAAAAGCAAGTCCAGCTGTTTGTGTTCCAACTGATCCTATACCACCATCTCTTTTTGAATCAGGTATAGCTCCACCAGTTGCCCACGCTGCACCTGTAATCACGTTTACTGAACTATTGTATTCTTCTGTATCAGCTATAGTTCCTGGGTTTTTATCTCCGCCTCCTGCGAAAGCTGATGTTCCAGTAAAACCTCCATTACCTATACCATAACGACCATTTGCCATTGTAGCTGGTGAAGTAGTAAAAGATGTTCCATTATAAAGTTCTGTTGAAGTAACTTGTCCACTTCCAGGGGAAAGAAATCCACCAAAAGTTATAGCTGCTGTTTGAATTCCTGTATCGGAACCACCATCATGGTCTGATGAAGTGCTTGGTCCTGCTGTCCAACTAGATCCATCATATTCAAAAGACGTTCTATTATCTCCAGCTGCTAAAAAACCTGCCGTTAATGTGCCTGTTCCACCCCCCTCAGTTCTATCTTGTCCTGCTGGAAGAGTTCCACCTGACGTCCAATTAGTTCCATCATAATGTAAAGTTGTATTTAAATTTGGAACACCACCTGCGATCGCTCCCGCAGTTTGAGTTCCAAAACCAGCTGCACCTCTTCTAGCTGCAGGAAGATCATTTACTTCTGACCAAGAAGTTCCATTATATTCCTCAACTAATGCTTTATCACCAGGTGAAGGGCTAGCGTATCCACCAGCTCCTAGTCCAGCTGTTTGAGTTCCGAAACCTGATAATTGATAACGACCAGTTCCTAAAGCTCCACCAGTTGACCAACCTGTTCCATCATAATTTTCTGTTGCAGTGCTTTTTCCTGATCCTCCAAAAATAAGACCTGCAGTAACTGGAGTATTTCCACTACCCATATTAAATCTTGTTGTGCTTATAGATCCAGCACTTGACCATGCTTGTGTAGTAACAATATCTTTAAAATTACCTGTTGTAGAGTTAAACCAAATTTGACCTTCACCCTCGGTATTATCAAGATTGGTTGATACTACCTTAACTCCTTTTCCTATTATTGCTTTATAATCTGTCATAATTTTAACTCGATAATATTTGTTTTACGTTTAATGATGTTGTTTCTTCTGTAAATTCTTCTGTATTATTTGTATAACTTGAATCATCCTGTCCTCCACAAATAAGTTGAAGTGGTGAATTTCCACTATATCCAAAACTGTTTCTTGCTGTTGAAAAACTTGCAGAGCTTGCCCAAGAAGTACCATCATACTTTTGTACAAAACCATGCCTTGTTCCACCAGGTTCTTCACCACCACCCATGTAGGCATCTGACGAACTTGTCCCAGCAACAGCAGTTCCAGTATAACTATTAGGCATTGCTTGTGTTGCACTAATTGCAGTCCAATTAGTTCCATCATAACTAGCAACATAAGCAGGACTTGCTAAAGCATAAATTGCAGCTGTCTGAGGACCAGTAGCACTTGTTGATGATTTATTAGCTGCTGGTAATGCGGTTGCTGTAGTCCAAGAACTACCATCATATTCTTCTACGTTAGTATTAGAAACAAAAGTAGATCCAGGACGAGTTCTTCCTCCTATCGCTAACCCAGCAGTTTGAGTTCCTGCTCCTGCAGCACTATCTCTTTGATTATTTATATCACCTGTATCAGTAAAACTAGATCCATCAAATTCAAAAGTTTCTGCATCACCATTCGCTGTAGGTGTTGGTGGTTGTCCTCCACATAATAAAGATGCCGTTTGTGTGCCTGTTACTAAATAAGTTCTTCTTGTAGCTGGGGTATTAGTTCCATTAGTCCAAGAACTACCATCGTATAATTCTGTTGCGTTACTTCTACCACCTGGAGTCTGACCTCCAAATGTAGCTCCAGCACTTTTATCTCCTGAAGTACCATTTACTCCACCTCTAGCAGTATTCATATTACCACCACTAGACCATGTTGCAGGTGTTGTTACAGTTCCTGATTGATTAAATTCTTCTGTTAAAGAACTATTTGCAGGTCCAGGTTGTCTTCCTCCACTGGCCACAGCTGCTACACTAGTTCCAGAGGGACTTCCACCTAAACCATCCCTTGCTGTGCTCATGGTTGGTAAAGCTGTCCAACTTGATCCATCAAATTTTAAGTTAGTGCTTTCTATATTAGATCCATCATTACCCCCAAAAGCTAATCCAGATGTTTGTGTTCCAGAAGTTGCTAAACTCATTCTTGCCTCTGGTAAAGAAGTAGTGGTTGTCCAATTAGTTCCATCGTAAGTTTGTACTCCAGATGTTGCACCACTTGAATTTCCTCCAACCAAAAGCGCAGCTGTTTGTATTCCTAAACTATTATTATTTACACTTCTAGCGGCAAAATTTAAATTATTTCCAGCAGTCCATGTTGAGCCATTATATTCTTCTGATGTATTAGTTTCAGCAGATCCGTTTGGAGTTCCTCCACAACACAAACCTGCAGTTTCTGTTCCAGCTCCCGATGTTTGATCTCTTGTGGTATTTAAATTTCCAGTGGTAGTCCATGAAGAACCATCATATTCTTGCGTGGAATTAGTTGCTGTTGAATTTGGTGACACTCCTCCACCTGCATATACTCCTGCAGTTTGTGTGCCAAAACCTCCTCCACTTTGTCTAGCAGCAGGTAATGCACCTCCTGTTGACCAACCTGATCCGTTATATTCTTCGACCAACGTGCTTTCAGCGGTAACATAACCACCAACAACTAAATTTGCTGATTGTGTTCCAATACCACCCACAGCTTGCCTAGCTGTACTTAAAGGCGAAGCACTTGACCATGCTTGAAGTTGAGGTAATCCTTTTAAAGTTCCTGAAGTAGTATTATACCAAATTTGACCCTCTAATGGATTTGATGGATCTGAACTGACCTTTTTTATTTTTTGGCCTACGAGAGATTTATAGTTGGTCATCTAATCTCCTTAATTATTCTTTAACAGCCAGCCCTGTGTTCCGTCTACGTATACTAATGTGTTTGCTGCTCTTTCTGTTGCAACCGTTAGGTTGTTAGTTGAACCCACGATTTTTTCTGAACCGTTTGAATCTACAGTTAAATTATTTGTATCGAAAGTTCCTGCGTAATCTATAAAAGATACTTCATCACCGATACTACCTGCGGGTAAATTCATAGTAATCGCACCAGATGATGTATCAATAAAATAACCTTCACCAGCCACTGCTGTGAAAGTAGAAGTTTTTACTGATTGCCAAGATGTTCCACCTGATACTTCCCCAAAAGATAGTTGTCCAACACCTGTTGCACCAGATCCCGATACTGACTCTACTTTTAAAAATCTGTCTGCTGTTACATTTCCTGTTGGAAATTTTAGTGTATACGATTGCCCTGCACTATGTGGGGGACCTTGTAGGATAATCCCATGACTGTTGGCCTCACAATTGAGCTGAATTGTGCCTGGATTTGTAGCTCCTAGAATTTCTATATTACCAGTTCCTTTTGGTCCAACTTTTAAATCTATATTAGAATCACCACCAGTTGCTTGAATAGATGGTGCATTACCTGTTGCAGCATTTGTTATATCTATTTGGTTTACTGCAGACGCTGTTGTTTGAAATACTATTTGTTCGTTTCCGTTTTCATCTGTAATTCCATGTGCATCATCAAAAGATATATTAAAATCGTTTGTATCTAAATCGCCACCTAATTGTGGTGATGTATCATCTACAACATCTCCACCAGTTTGAACTTCTATAATATCTGGATTTGTGCTATCGTTTGCTGTAGCAAAAACAATTGCTGTTTTTTTATTTGTAGCTGAAAAAGTAAATGTAGATCCTGAACCCGATGCATATTTAAACTGTACAGTATAAGCACCTGAAGTCGAATTTCTTAAAATATAAAAATTTTGTACATCTAAAGGTATTGTTACAATTTGATTTCCTGTAATGGTTCCTGTAAAATCAATCATTCTATGAGCCATTACAGCTCCAGTAGAACCATCAGAAACTGAAAGTGCTGTTGTTTGTGCACCACCTGCAATTGATTGTGCAGTGAAACCACCAGCTATTTGTTCAATAATTTGTAAATTTGTATTTGTTTTTGTTCCCCATGTACCAGCATTCTCACCAGTAGCTTGTAATTCTATACCAAGGGGCGTATACGTTGATGCCATAAATTTCTCCTATGCTGCTACATCATTATAGCTGTTATTTGTTCCTGTTGCAACATTTGAATAAGTTCCATTCGAACCTGTTGGTACATCAGAATAACTGTTATTTTGACCAGTGTCAATATCTCCGTATGCAAAAATATTAACCGTTCCAATGTTAAACGTAGCAGATTGACCAGTTAATCCTACCTGCATATCTACTGGTGATATAGTTCCTACACTAGCACTAAATGATTGTCCTGTTAGACCCATCGCTACGTCTGCTACTGTTAAAGATCCAACACTTGCTGTTGCTGATTGACCTGTTGGTTGAGCAAGAGCTCCACCTAATCCCACAAGAGCTCCTAAACTAAACGATGCAGACACACCTGTTAACTGTGCTGTAGCATTTGGTATTGTTACAGTTCCTAAACTAGATGTTATTGATTGACCTGTTAACGTAGCTTCTTGTGATGATATACCTTGTGCTGTTCCTTGTGATGACGTTATTGATTGACCTGAAACTATAACAGTTTGGTTTGGTGCTTTTGCTGTCCCTTGTGACAAAGTCATGGACTGACCAGTTAGACCAAGAGTCATATCATTTGGTGTAATTACACCAACAGAAGTTGTTATGGCACTTGATGATAAACCTTGGTGAACATCATCTACAGTTAATGATCCAATAGAAAACGATGCAGATACACCTGATACAACTACAGGATTGAAAGCTGTACCTTGTGATACTGTAATAGATTGTCCTGTTGGTGTAATTATAACATCTGGTATATCAACAGAACCAATACTAGATGTTATGGAAAGACCAGATGGTTGAGCAACAGCATCTTTTAATTCACCCCACTCATCTTCACCCCAGGATTTTGCACCCCAACCTGTTTTTAAAGTTGTATCAGCATTCCAATAAGCTTGGCCCCAGGAAAACCTGCCCCATCCTGAACTTACCGACATGGTCGGCCTCCTATGCTAATCTGATTATTGCGTTACTTGCGTCTGCTGCAGGAAACTCTATTTTAAAAGTTCCATTACTTGCTGTCTTGTCACCACCAAAAGCTATAACTGCAACAGCATCAGTTGTTGAAGAACTACCATCTGTTGTTGTGTTATAAATTAAAGCTCCGTTTGCAGTGAAAGAAGCTGATGTATAAGTTACATCATCAAAGTCCGTAAATGCAGTTGTTGAAGATAGTGATACGCCATTATTTGATAAAGTTGCACCACCTGCAGAGTATGCAGAGCCTGATGTATTTGTTATTTCTTCTGAAGTTGAATAACCTGTAGTAGATGCCCCTAAATTTGCATCACTATCAAATAAAGCTATTTTAAAAGTGTGCCCACCTGAAGATTCAAAACTGTGCTTGCCTTGTAAAAGCTGTTGTTTAAAGCTTGAACATATTGCTGATGATATTGCCATAATTTATTCTCCTATTATGGTGAAGGCGATTCAATTTTAAATCTGACAGCTCCGTCAGTGTAGTCATCTCTTCGTCTTCTACCTGTTTGCTCAACTGCAAACTTCTGTATCTCTTGTTTATATTTATTTTCATACAAAGTCAACATGTCTATCGGGCCTTTTAAAAAGCCATATGCTTCTGATAAACAACAATATAATAGTCCATTTGGAAAATTAAGACTAATATAGTTAGTAGTATTACTAGATTCTAAAGTCGCTGGCATTTTATTAAAGTGAATTCTAGCTAGATAATTAGTATTAGGTGTAGGGGCTAAAAATATTCTACCTGATGTGGTGTCTGTGTCTCCAGTTGCACCTCCAAACATAGCATAATATTTAGGCCTTCCTTGAGCTGCTGCTGTTCCCGTTACATCTTGATATTCTTGTAAATAACTCATGTCTTTTTTTTCTAAAAAAACATTTGGTCCTGTTAAAACAGAACTAGAGTTATAAACTTGAATTGCTCTTATAAACAAACAACCCGCAGGGGCATTAATAGTTTCTTGTCCTGGAACTAAATTTACGGATTGTTGTTTTCTATCTGCATCAATAGGCACATCTCTCATTATTCTATATTGTGCGTTAAGAATTATGTTTTCTAAAATATCTGTTGTTAAAACATTAGAATCTACTTCCGTATAATTTCTAATTTGTGTAATTAGTGTATTGTAACTTATTCCTGCCATTATGCGGCTCCTGCTAGTTCTCTACAAATAGGACAGCTTTTTTTATATCTGTTATGTGTAGTGCATTTCCACTTTGGTTCTTCATGCACGGGTATTTCTGGCTCTGGAACTTTAGTGTAATATTCTATGTGTTCGTCCTCTGGACACTTACATTGTTTAATTTTAAATAATCCACAAATAAAATTTTTAATATGTTGTATCATGCTGTTACCGTTACTGGTCCTGCTGATGCAAAACCGCCTCCTCCAGACTCAGTTATACTAGATGTTGTAGCTGTTGCAAAGGTATATTTATCATCGTTTACTTTAGTAATTAAATAACCTGCAGCTAAATTTATTGTTGCCGCTGCAACTCCACCAACTGTTTCTGCATTTCTGAATCTAACTCGATCATTTGTTGATCTTCCATGGTCAGGTTCATCAACAGTTATAGTTGTAGATCCACTTGTTGTGGTAAATGGATTTAATGGTAAAAGTTTTGGAACAGCTGTTTCTGTTCTATCTGGTCTAACATTACGTAAAGATATAGAATCACCATTCATAGGTTTTGGTTCTAATTGTGGTTGCTTTGGTTCAAACTCCGATACATGAACAAACGCACCATTCCATTCTCTAACCATTTCTTTGTATGGAAACTCCATACCTGATCTATCAGATATTGCTCTTGCGTATTTACCTGTTGCGTATTTAGCCATTATTTTTTACTTTTTTTCTTTTTCTTTTTACCACCAGGTCCTAGAGGTTTATCAATGAGACCACCATATTTTTCACCTTTTCTCATCATGTCCGCTTTATCAGCCATCATGTCACTTAATCTATCCATAGCAATTTCATAAACTTTTATTTGCAATTTAGGTGATAAGTCATAAAATTCTTGACCGTAATCTTCTTGTGCTATTGCGTCTGCTATTGATTGTATTCTATCTTTGTCCATATTTATGCTCCTGGGTAGTATGCTTTTGGTGTTATGTGTGTGCTAGATGCAGAGCCATCTTCTGACAATGCTCTTTGAAACTCATCTTCATACACTAATTTCATTGGTTGTATTAGTTGTGGAACGTATTTTTGTGCAAGATAATAGGCTAATCCAGATACCATACAAGGCACAAATCTAAACGGAACATCAGTTGCATTAGTATAATCTCCTACATCTTGTATTCTTTTTATGAAATAAAAGTGCATATCTTTAGATGCATTAGTAGAATCTGGTGTTGGATAGATGTGTATTCTAACTTTATCAATAAATCTTTCTACCCAATATTGATTAGGTGTACCTTTTGATAATTTATTAGAAAAACCTGCGTATGTTGATCTATCAACTTTAGTCATTGGACTATCTGATTGG